CGGAACTTGATTCTTGGGCGCGGATTTCACGGCGCGACTGACCTGGCGGGGCGTTCTGCTTGCGGATGTTTCTGAACAGACGTGGCGAACGCTGATCCTGTGCCGTTCGCTTTAATGAACGCTTGAACTGCCGCACTCGTGAACTTGCGGATTCATGAATTCACGGACTCACGAACTGTCGAACTCACGGATTCGATTGTCCCCGCGCCGCAGCGCGCAGCGCGAGGAGGGGCGAAGCCCCAGCGGGTGTCAGCCAAACCTAACTTGACAAAGCATGGTTGACCTAACATAATCCGAGATAATCAGAGAGCAGGAATCTCCTTTGTCCCAGACACCTTCAGCTGCCCTGCCGGACCTTCCTTCAGAGCGTCCGTCCCGCCTCGACATTGAAGTCCGGCGCGAGACTGCGAGAGTCCTTCTCCGTGATTTTCGTGACTGGATGCAGACGCGTCATGCGTGGTTTCGTGATGACGGCCTTCTCCTCAACGAACTGGCAGATTGCCTGAAACATGTCGATCCGTTCAAGGCAATGCACGAGGCTGTGGTGCTCCATGGCTGGCCTGGCGACTATGAAGGTGTCGAACTGTTCCGCCGGAGCGCTGCCCCACTTCGGAAAGTGGTCGAAAGACTCACCCAGAGATGGATCGTTTCGACAGGCATTCGTTTCCCTGCCAGGGCAGACGACACCGTTACCTATCTCAGGGACAGCGCCGGCCTGAAAGTTCGCCAGACAGGCGTCGTGATTACCGTCGACAGGAACACAGCGACAGCGGTCCTTCGTGTCATCTGGAACGGTAAGAAAAACGAAGCCGTCCGGATCAACGCAGAGGATGTCTGTTCTGTGACGCCTGCCGTGACTGTCTCTTCTCCTTCCCCTGAACCCATTGGTGGCGGAACCGCTGCCTAGAGGATAAATGGCCAGATCCATCTTTGCCATCGACCCCGGCAAGTCAGGTGCAATTTCCCTCCTACAGACCAGTTATGACGGGACCCAGCTCCTGTCTGTGTGGGATATGCCTATCGATTCCCACACAGGGGACCCGGCTGCATATGCCCTGCATGCCATCCTGAGAAACGCCGATCCATCGGACACTGTCTGTTATATCGAGCAGGTCGGAGCACGTCCGGATCAGGGTGTGGTTTCGACATTCAATTTCGGGCTTGGCTACGGCATCTGCCTTGGCGCTGCGGCGATTGCCGGCCTGCCCATCGTCCTGGTCAAGCCGAATGTCTGGAAGCCGAAAATGCGCATCGCGCCAGGTGGGACCAAGACCCAGAAGAAGGCGCGCGCCATGGCCCGCGCAACGCTGCTGATGCCCGGGTGCGACGTCTTCTGGCCGCTCAAGAAGCATGACGGTCGGGCGGAGTCCGCGCTCATCGCGGCCTATGGCGCGCTGAAGGAAGGCGTGCCTTGCACTCAACTCAAGCCGTGGAGGTTGAACGGGGATGCCGTTTGAGAAGCCCTTCGACCCGAGGAAGATGTCGCGACGGGAGCGGGACATCCTGCGTCGGGATCTGACTTCGACTGTCGCCTCGGCATATCAGGCACGCGAGACTTCGATGGAACGGTTCATGGGGGCGATCAACGCAGATTACCCTTCTCCGGAAGAGATCGAGGATACGCGATTCCGTTACCTCACGGCCTGCGAGGCCCATGCCGACGCCCTTATCGGACTGAGGGGTGTCTTGATCACCTTCAAGCGCGATCGAGGCCGTGGCGGATGACCGAAGGCGTTCCGAACAAGGACATCCCTCTCCAGAACGCGCGGCACGAGCTTTATGCCCAGCATCGCGCGCTCGGTATGCCTGGCCTGGATGCGTGTGCTGCATCCGGGTTTCAGCGCAGTTCTGATCTCGCCATTCGTCTCGATGAGCGCCCGGAGATCATGCTCCGCATGCAGTTTCTCAGCGAGCTGAGGAACCAGCAGATCGCGGATCGCAGGCGTCAGGCCGAACAGCACAACGAGGCAAGCGAACTGGGAGTGACGTCCAGGTGGGTACTGGAGCGCCTCAAGGACAATGTCGATCTCGCCCAGGATGCAGGCCAGTTCGGAGCGGCGAACTCTTCCTTGAAGCTCATTGCCGACCTCATCGGAATGAAGGCCGGGGACAACAGCAAGCCCGCAGAGGCCCAACCGGCGCTTCCAGGAGACCGCCTGGACGAGTTCGCCAGGGCCTTGAACGATCTTGATCTCGGAGACATCGACGACGGTCAGTTCATGCTGGACGAACTGGATGCCTCCGATGACGAGGCCCTGCAGCAGGCGCTCAGCGAGATCCCCGAAGACGATCCTGAAGACCTTCCCTTTCTCAACCCCGGAGAAGACAAATGAACCGTATCAACCCCACTGTCGAGGAGATCGACGAGGCCACGGTCGAGATCAACCGGCTGTATGGCATCACGGTCGGCGCCATGATCCACGGACGAGACATCGATCCGCAGGACTGGGAGATCATGTGTGCCCTGACCGAGCACGACAAGGGTGATAATGTCGGCCATGTCAGTCAGGAACTGGCACGTCTGCTCGAAGTCGCCAAGAACGAGAAGTGGGCCGCACGCGTGCGCGCCTTCGCTGCACCGGATTATGTCAATTAACGTCACGGACATCTCGATTCGATCCCAGAGGGTTCTTGCCGAACTGGAAAGCGAACTGATCTGGCTCCGAAATTGTTCGGACAAGTTCGCGCATCCTGCTCATTACCGCAGGGAAGTTGACCGGTTCAGGACTCTGATGGGCAGGATCGGAATGCCGCCAGATTCCGACTACTCGCAGGCGGTCAGTGCGATCCGCCGCCTGATTCTGGAAATCCAACACCAGTTCGCCAAGGACTTCGCCTGGAAAGCCTTTGATGGTGTTTTCGATCCGACCGACAGCGACCCGGATACAGACAACAGCGTCGCCTGACGCAGAAAGGACATGCCAAGCCCCTTCCCGTGGGAAAGGCGGATGGAGATCAGGTCGGGAATCGACAAGGCCTTCGACCTCCTTGACCGCCTGAACACCCATCTCACAACCGGTGCGAAACTGCATCCAGCAGCACGGGAAGCCATTGTCCGGCTGGCGGGTTCGACCGATCCGGAGGCCATGGTCAAGGCCATAACGGCATTCGCCGAGGGTATGAAGGCGGACTATGTCCGGCGCATCACCGACACAGCCTCGCGTGATCTAGGCGCCTTCGCCGAGGTCATGAATTACGACCAGCCGCCAGCCTATCACCACCAGTTCATCTGCGACCACCTGATGATGGCAGAACGCGGCGAGCTGACCCATTTCACCCTGTCGGCCCCACCCGGACACGCCAAACCGATCTGGGAAGACAGCAGGGTCATCGCCAAGCTGGACAAGGATTACAAGACGAAGAAGGGCAAGTATTTCGGCAAGAACCAGTACGGCAAGAAGACCACGCTGAAGGATGTCGAACCCGGCTGGCTCGTCTGGACCCACAAGAAGCGCTGGAAGAAAGTCACCGAAGTACACGAGCAGGGCGTCCTTCCCGTCCTGGTCATCATCACCAATGCCGGATCGGTGCTCAGGGCCGAACAATCACACCCTCTTCTGACGTCTCGGGGATGGGTCGAGGCTGGCGCCCTGCAGGTCGGCGACCGAATCTTGACCACCAGTCCGTCGGAACGGGTCAACGCCTTCAAGGAAGTCGAGTTCTATGATGGAACGGTCTACACGACCGAGACGGTCATGCATGTAGGTCATGGCGGACATGTTCCATGTCGATGCCTGACGGTGGAGGAAGACGCGTCTTTCGTCGCCGAGGGCCTCATCGTCCACAATTCGACCTATGCCTCGCACCTCTTCGGTGCCTGGTATATGGGCAACCATCCCGATGACCGTTTCCTTCAGGCCGGCAACACCCAGAGCTTCGTGGACGACAATATCTCCGCCAAGGTGCGGGGATACCTGCGCGAACCTGTCTATCAGGCCGTTTTCCCCGAGGTCACCATCTCGCGGGAGAAGTCCTCTCTTAAGAATTGGCGGATCGAGGGTCGCAAGGGAGACTATACAGGCCGTGGAGTCGGCGGTGCTATTGCAGGCCTTCGTGCGAACTATGCCAATGTCGATGACCCGATTGCTACACGCGAGGCCGCAGAGAGCGAAAACGAGCGGGAAAAGACGTGGAACTGGTTCGAAGACGACTTTTCCACACGCCTTCTTCCGGGCGCCCCCATGTCGATTATCGCGACCAGATGGCACGAAGATGACATCATAGGCAGGCTCAAAGCCCGCCAGAAGGATAAAAAAGATGACAAATGGGAGTTCATTAACCTTCCGGCAATCGCCGAAGAGGACGATCCTCTGGGACGGGCGCCGGGTGAAGCGCTTTGGCCTGAGTTTTTTACGTTAGAATTTCTAATGGATCTGAGGGCGGAGTCGAGTGGTAAAAAATGGAATTCCCTCTACCAGGGCCACCCCTTCGACGCCGATGGCGGCGTGTTCAATATCGAGTGGATGGCCCGCTACAAGACCTTGCCGGACGCAGATCAGATCAAGAAGGTGACGATCTCGGTCGACTGTGCCCAGAAACCGACCCAGCGGTCCGACTACACGGCGATCTCGGTCTGGATCGAGAGCCATATCGGCAAGCACTACCTGGTCAACATGGTCCGCCGGCGGATGGAATTCACCGATATGGCGAGGACCATCAACCTTCTGGCCCGGCGCTATGGTGCGCATGAAATCCTCGTCGAGGAAGGCGGCGCCGGCGTGCAGTACATCCAGACCCACTCAGGCCGCGACGGACGCAAGCGCAAGGCGCCGTGTCCAGTGACGCCGATCCCGCTGAGCCCGGTCAACACCAAGGCCTTCCGCCTGGATGGCTGCGTTCCGATGATCAAGGCCGGCGAGGTCCTGTTCCCGGAGAAGGCAGAGTGGATTCCGGACTTCGAGCATGAATTGTCGGCCTTCCCGGATGGCACATATGACGACCAGGTTGACTCGATGACCCAGTATCTCCAGAAGAGCTGGAACGTTTCCTCGAATGGCACATTGAAGGCCTCGCGCAAGAAACGGCGCAACCTGCCCGAGCAGGAAGAGGAAAAGCCAAAGACCAACTATATCGGCACACCACCGCCCGGCATGGGCCATAATGGAGGACCACCTCTTGATGATTAAGTATTTCTCATTCAAGACTCACCCGGAAAGCCCATACAGAGAGTTTTTCTTGCGGGTTGGGCCTGTTCGAATTGTTAGAAAATCTAAGCGACACCCGAATCTGAGTCTGTACACATATCTGACTCCAAGAACGAGGATCGAGTGGGTCGGGTTCAGGAAAGCCTGGCTTGCGGGAAGAGCGAAGGATAACGATGGATACAGGAAAGACTTTTTCCTTGACCCAATTCGGAAGCTGGATCGAGCGAACGAGGGGTCGACAGGCCTCCCAAGCAGGGGAACTGGAGGAGATGTTGGTGAATACGCTCCGACTGACTGGAGAGGACGGATGGAATCAGCATTCCGGTCGCGTTAACCGTGTTTCGGTATGTTTTCATTGAATATACCCAGGCAGGCACACGCCTTCGGTCATGAAAGACCGTCATTCAAGACGCAAACTATGACTGGCCCCGTGTTTCGTGACAGACTCCCAGTCACGAAAGAGTCTCACTAAAGACTCGTGTCCGGATGAATGTCCGGAAGTCATGAAAGGAGTCACGTTTCCAGTCACGAAACAAATCATTGAAAAACAAGGACTTTTTCTGCTTTGGAGTCATATTTTGCGTCTTGAATGACCAGATTTGGCCGATCTCATGGCCGATATAATGTCCGGTTTAGTGTTTAGAAAGACTAATTCATGACTTGGAGCCAGCCCCAGTCACGAAAGACCCGAAATATGACCCATAAATACCCAAAAACCTTGTAAAAACAAAGGCAGGGACCCTTCCATGTTTCATGACTGGGTCCCTTTCGACTGAGAAAAGGGCAGGGACCCTGGCGTTCTGGAACACTGGGTGGGGTCAAGTCGAGGGAAAAGGGATTCTTCCCGTTCGGGAAGACAAGACCAGAAACGGCCTCGAAAGGCCTGCATCTGCCCGTCCGGGAAGATCAGTCATCGCCTGTGGGCTGAGGTCCACGGCAAGGCCTCGATCGAGACCCGCGACCACACCCGGGCTCGACAACGCGCTGGTGGAACTGCCGGTCTTCAAGAGAGTGCGCTGGACCCGAGCGCGGTTTGGGCACTTCCCGCCGCTTCTTGCGACCGATCTCAGGCGTCGTCATTGTCGCCGGCATCGTCGTCCTTGCGAGGCCGGCCTCGTTGCGGCATCTCATAGTCGCAGAACTCCAGCGGGATTTCCCCACCTGTCCGGTCCAGTTCCTCCAGCAGGGCGATCACGAAACAGACGCGGCGCGGGACGGACCGCCCCTTGTTGCCATACTTGTACTGATGGACGGACGACATTCCGAGCCCGAACAGGCCGGCGCAATGGGTTGTCCAGCGTGGCCCGAGAACCCCTTTCGCCCGACGCTCGAATTCCTCGAAGCTCCACCCCTGGAACGCGTTTGCCCCCGCCGACAAGGGTCCACGGTAGTCTTCGTCAAAAAGCATATAAGCCCCGAGCGTTTAATCGATCCATTTTGTGAAGAATATATACACCGCATCACGATTGTTCAACCCTTCACAGGATTCTGGTCTGACCCGCGCAACCTGATCTGTCAACGCGCAGGCACAGTTTCGTCCTACTGATTTGTTTTGACGGGAGTCCGTTTTGAGATTGGCTCGTTTCGTCGGGCGCGCGTTTTGACGCTCGGCTGTTTTGACGCGCGCTCGTTTTGACGGGAGCGCATTTTTGATTCGGCGCATTCTGGCGAGCATGCGGGCCGACTCCCTGGTGCGAAAAATCGTGCGCCCTGGAGAGCGGTCTGATTCTGGTGAACGTCAGGCCTGGAAATGTTAAGGTTAAAACCCCGCCGGGACGCGTTAAGGTTAACAGGCGTTAAGAAATAAAAAGCGCGCAGCCGCGACGTTCCCACCTTCGCCCCGGCCAGGCGGCAGGCCTCGATGGCCTCTCTAAGTTGACTCCAGATTACAGAAAACCACTCAGAAAGTCAACTCTTTTTCTGGATTTTTATTTGTGTGAAATTTGATGGAAATGTCAGGTGTCCAGGCGGACACCTGACAGAATTAAGCCATCTTGGAAAGTCAATCAGACCAGAAGTCGACAGCACTGAGCGCACTTTCTGTCGACCTGTATATTGTAGTCGGAAAGTCCATATCGACTTGCAAGCCGCGCTGCTTTAGTTTTTCGAGCGTGTTGTCTCTGACTTTGCGAGACGTGAATTGCAGTCCAATAACTCTTTCTTCTGAAAGGGTAACCCGTAGGGTAAATAATGCAGTGTCCTTCGTCATCGCGTTTCCTTTCTTGCTGCGATGATCCCTTATCCCACAAAATCGCGAGGCTGTCAAATAAAAAATTGACAATCGGAATCCCTTATGTCATGAAAGGCCATCGCAGCAAGAAAGGAAAAGCGATGACCGAACGTCAATTCTTTATCGTCAACCGCAAGCCGTCAGGTGAACTGCAGGCGCGCAAGGTCCGCCGTGACCAATACGACCACGAACGAGACCGCGCACGTATCCTGAAACAGTTGGGCGTTGTCCGCATGCGTAGCGTCTGCGCCGGCTGGAATCAAGCGCTTGTGATCTACTGAGGGGGTGAGCATGGGACAACAGACGATCCGGGAACGCCGCGAAAGCGGCGCCCATTCCTCAGCCCTTGAGCACCTCGCGAGAATGCACAAGGCCGCCGCGCAAGGCAAGCGCTTGTCACGATCCGAGCGCCGGGCCATGAATGCCGCCGCGCATAGTTTTGAAGGGGGTAGAAATGCGACTATCAAATGATTCTGTCGACCTGTCGCCATGGTCACTCTCGAAAGCGACACGGGAGGCTGCATCTTACGATGTGCAAGGGTTCAGCTTCACGCGATTGAGTAAAGGCGATTACGCCATTATTCAGCGCCCGCATTGGCTCCCGCCGCGCGTGTTCGCCCGTGTTTCCGCCGCCAATGTGAGGGACGCAGTCAAGCGACTCCATGAACTCTGTGCAGAGGATAACGCATGAAGGGAGTCGCTAGCTTGATTGTGCTGGCCGCGATCCTTCTCGTTATTTGGTGAAACCGAGCGCCCCGCCACAAGCGGGGCGCGCTTGATTCAGCGTAGACCAGGGAGCGCCTGGAACATCAAATTTGATCCAAATTTTGATCAAATAAAAATCCCTCCAAATGTCAATTCTTTTCTTGACCTTCGCCCACACCTGAGTCATAAAAGGTCATCGCAGCAAGAAAGGAAAAGCGATGACAGACCAAATCGAATTTTATGAGGTGGAAGCCTATGAGATCGTGTTTTCGCGCACGGGCCAGGTTGTGGCGCGTGCATCGAGCATGAAACGCGCGCGCCGCGCACGCGACCGCAAGGATAACGAGTACGGCGCTTGTGCCCATTTTATCAGAAACGCCGCGAACGGCGTTTCGCTGGTCTAGGGGCGCCGCATGACGAGCTATAAGCAGAAAGCCGCGCTTGAATGGCTGCAAGCGATGGAATACCGCACGCGTGACAATGGCGATGGGTTCTATTGCCTGAAGGACAATGCGCCGGAATGGGTGGAAGACGCACTCCCGGGCGTACACGGAACGGACATTTGGCCGGACGATTGGCGATATGATGTCATTCACTCGGCAGCGTGCGACTTGTGCGACCGAGACGACGACTGGGGCGAAGCTGTGTTCGAAATCGCGGACTCTTGCGTGTATGTCTACAATGGCCCTCTTTTGCAGTGGGCCATGACCGATCTTTCGAGAATCGGCGCGGCAGACGAAGCCGCACAAGACTACGGACACGAAGCGGGCATTATACAGCGTCTGCAAATGGCGCAAGCCCACGAAGCAGCGGACGTGATAACACGCTTGGTCGGCGTCCTTGAGTCTCGCGCAGACGAGCTTGAGGCCGAAGACGAGTAGGGCGAAAAATCCGAAAATAAATTGACAAACGGGCTTGATTATTCAAGCCCGTTATGTCATGAAAGATCATCGCAGCAAGAAAGGAAACCGCGATGAATGAGCAACTTAAAGCCCGTATGAAACGTGTGCTCGACCAGACGGACTCAGCCCGCAAGCGGCGAATCCCCACGCACATCGTCGAGGCGTGGAAGGGTTCGAAGCCTTCTACACCTGTTTTCTATTCGGGGGCCAAGTGATGGAATACGAATTCAAAGAGGAATTGAATGCCCGTCTCATGGAAGCGATGGAACGGGTTGCGGATGAACTTAGAGACGCCCCGGGATCGTATCAATATTGGGCCGAACCGGAATTCATCGAGACCAGGGCGAGACCGGGTTTTGTCCCTTACACAGATGGCGGCGTTGCGGTGGATGTTGGCGCTGTTCCGGCTTACTGCGTCAGTTCTGGATCTTACCCTTCCGACGCCGTTCACCAATGGTGCGACCGCCTGCAGGATGACGCCTCAAAGGCGTGGGAGGAGGAAACAGGCGAGTCGCTTTCATGGGTAATGGACAACAGGGATTGGCCCGCCAAAACCGAAGCAAACGAGAAAGCCAACGCGCTATGGGACGACTTCGGAGATTTTGAACAAGAGTACCTCATGGAAGGGTGCGCATTCTATTACAAGGCGCGCGCTATCGTCTATGAAAGAGGCAATCACCATTCGCCCGACCGGACTCAGGATGTCGTTTTGTTCGATGTCTATTTGTGCATGGACTCCTATGGCCGCGACCACATCTCATGGCTTCCCTATATGGGCGGGAAGGCCGATCAGACAGAAGGCGACTACACACGCGTTGTCCCTGTTGCCGAGCTGTCAGAGCAACGCCTCGCTGAGATCGTGAAAGAAATGTCCAGCCAGTTCTAGGCAGACTAGGCGAGCCCGTGCACCGCTGCACGGGCTCGAAAATAAATTGACAAACGGGCTTGAATATTAGGCGGCAATCCCTATATTGAATTTATCGCAGCACGAAAGGGAAAGCGATGAAAACGGAAGTTGAATATACTGAGTTTGAACTGTTCCAACGCGAGATGATAGGGTGCGGTGTCATCCCGGCAGAAGCCCATCACCTGAAGAAAGACGATGAGGTACGGGAAGCGGCAGGCTTTTCGACACAAAGACGCCGGGCCATATTGAACACCACGGCTACAAGCGAGCGACCCAACGTCACGCAATCCGCACGCGAATGGGCGGCAGCAAAGGCAGCTACCCTGTAGCCCCAACACCAAGCCCGGCGCTACTTGGTAGCGCCGGGCTTCTCTTTTCCTGGATCGATGAAATTTGATTGAAAATCGAGGGCAGGTGTTAGCCTGGATTTAAGGGAGGGACCCAAGGCACCCCCTGTCCCATCCTGGCACACCGGCCCATGGGGTGCGGAACCCACGCCGACAATTTTTCCAGGAAGTGAACGTGCGCTCACTAAACCTGCCAAAGCAGGAAAGAACTTGACATTTCGGGCATAATATGACAGGATCACGCTGAAGTCTAAGGACATAGACTTCGTCAAAACAACCCGATCCCCTGCCGCCTCCCATCAAAAGCGCAGTCCGTGCCAGACGGACCAGGGTCTCGGGATGCAGATGGAGAAGAACATGGCCGAAGGCACACGTCCATAAGAGCAAATAGGCACCGCACTGCAACGAGAGTTGTGTTGGAGACCGAAACCCAGAGGAACCGAAGCGGCAGCGTCCTCGAATGAGTGTTGGCATGGGTATAACCAGCACACACGTTGCAAGTGGCTAACGGGGGAACCGAGCCCGGACCCTGCTGCGGCGTGTTGTAGAAGACGCGGTGACAGGCCGGAGAGACGGCCACCCTCCAGAGAAGACAATGAACCTCTTTCGACCGACAAGCTGCGAACCCGTTGAGGGCTGGGATTAGTCTCCCGGCCCGTTTCTGCGTGTAGCTCAGTCTGGTAAGAGTTCCGCCTTGTAAGCGGAGGGTCGCAGGTTCAAATCCTGCCGCGCAGGCCATGTTCCCGTCTTCTAACTGGTTAGGATACCAGACTTTCAATCTGGCGATACGGGTTCAAATCCCGTCGGGAATACCATCTCCACAACGAGCACGAAAGGAATGCCAGCCAGCCGAAAATATCGCCGGACCGACGACATGTTGGCTTCGCCGCTCTACGCGCATCCGCAATATATGGCCTGGAAAGCCACATGGCAGGAACAACGCGACGCCGTGCTCGGGGAAGACGCCATCAAGGAGCGCGCCCAGACCTATCTTCCCAAGATGTCGGCAGCCGATGCCGAAGATTACAAGGAGTTCCTGTCCCGCGCCGTCTTCGTAAACATGAGCGCGCGGACCAAGAACGGCCTCGTCGGCGCAATTTTCCGCAGAGCCCCCGACATTGTCGGCATTCCAGACAAGTTCAAGGACGATCTTGAACACAAGTTCACCGACGACGGAAACGATCCCGCCTTCGCTGCGAAGCTGATCGTCGATGAGATCATGGAGACAGGCCGCGTTGGCGCCCTGGTCGACCGGGGCAACAAGCCAACCGATGTTCCCTATGTCTCGATCTACCGGACCGAGAATATCGTCGATTGGGATTATGAGAAGATCGAGGGGCGCTGGACCCTGACACGGGTCGTCCTGCGGGAAGGCCGGCAGGAACGGAGCGGGGAGTATTCCTTCTTCCAGCACGCCATCCTGACCTCGTACCGCGTCCTGGTTCTCGAAGCCCAGAACGATGGGACCCACACCCATGTCTACCGCCAGCACCTGTATTTCAAGCAAGGCGCAGATGCCTCCCTGGAAGGCGCCCCGGACGAGGTTCGAACCCCCATCAACCGGGGGCGGACCTTCGACCGCATTCCGTTCGAGTTTTTCGGGCCTTTCTCGGGCACAGCCGAGATCGAGAAACCTCCGATCCGCGATATTGTCACGCTGAACCTGGCGCATTACCGCGACTATGCCCAACTGCAGCATGGGCGCTATCACACCGCACTTCCGATCTATTACGCTCCGACCGCAGGCCAGAACAAGGAATATGTCATCGGCCCGAATGTCGTGTGGCAGATCGGACCGGAAGATGAGAAACCCGGTATCCTGGAGTTCCACGGAACCGGTCTTAAATCCCTCGAACAGTCGCTTGTCGAGAAGGAGAACCAGATTGCCGCGCTTGGCGGTCGCCTGATTTCCCAGGCTCAGGCCCAGGCTTCCCTCTCAGACAACGAACTGCGCATGAAGGAGGCCAACGAGGCCTCTCTCCTCCTGAATGTGGTCCGCGTCGTGGATCGCTCGGTGACCCGCCTCCTGCGCCTGTGGGTCCAGTGGCACGAAGGCGCCGCCAGGCCCCGGACCGATATCAGGATCGCGCTGAGCAAGGACTTCCTCCTCAACCACTCCGGCGCACGCGAGTTCCGGGCGATTCACTCCATGTACATGGACGGAATTCTGCCGATCGAGGTTGTCTATGACTATCTCGTGAAATCGGACGTGGTCCCGGAAGAGATGACCCTCGAAGAGTTCAAATCGCTCCTCGACAATCCGAACAGCTTCATCAATCAGCCGGACTTTGAAGCCCGCAAGGAAGGCTTCGCGGATGCGAATGCTCGCCAGAAGGCGAAAGAGGACGAAGCCGCACGCGCCAGCGCGGAAAAACTCGCCAAGGAACAGGCGACCCAATCTCCACCCGGCGACCAGCCACCTCCCCAGGATGAGTAATCAGTTCGACAGACTGCTGGACACACTGGCGGACGAAGCGCCGATCTATGGTCTGTTGGACGATGATGACCTGGAAGCACACAAGCGCCGGCTCCCAGGAAGACGAAAAGCGCGCAAGCAATCCGGATCGAGACCAACGAGGAAACGCCGATCATGACCAAACTTCCAGCCCTTTCAGTCACTGCACGCACGCAGGCTGTGATCGCAGCCATCGCGACTTTCCTCACACTCCTGGCGAACGCATTTGGCGTCCCTGTCGAGGAAACGACGGGAATCCAAGGCGATGTCGTCAACTTCACCGCCCTGGCGACCGCGCTCTACGCGGCAGGCGCCGCCCTGTACGACCGAATTCGCAATGCGGCTGAGAAAGCCACGACCCAGGACGACAGTTCGGATTCGTAAAACACCGGTCTGCGCCATTGCGCCGCCGGACAGCAGCGCGTAAGTCCGCCGCGATGCAGAAAGTCGCGCTTATCGATTATGACTCCGGGAATGTGCACTCGGCCAAACGTGCGCTGGTGGAAGCCGCGCGCCTGGTAGGAAAGCGCGCCGATATCCAGCTGACCGCCGATCCGGAATTCATCGCCAAAGCCGACCGGATTGTCCTGCCCGGCGTCGGCCATTTCGCCCAGTGCAAGGGCGAGCTGGAAGCGCGCACCGGCGTGATCGAAGCCATGGAAGAAGCCGTGCATGAGCGCGGTAGGCCTTTCCTCGGCATCTGTGTCGGCATGCAGCTGCTCGCCGATTTCAGCCTGGAGGATGGCGAGACCTCGGGTCTTGGCTGGGTCCATGGCATGGTCCAGCCGATTGAGCCGGGCGCCGGTTTGCCCGTGCCGCATATGGGCTGGAACAGCCTCGATATTCGCATGGACCACCCGGTGCTACGCGATCTCAGCGAAGAGCCGCACGCCTATTTCGTGCATTCCTATGCGCTCTCGCCGGAAGACGAGAGCCAGATCGCCGCGCTGACCGAGTATGGTCGACCCATCGTGGCCGCCGTGGCGCGCGAGAACGTCTTCGGCACCCAGTTCCATCCGGAAAAGAGCCAGGCGGTCGGCCTGAAACTGCTCTCCAATTTCCTCGCCTGGAAACCCTGAAAATGCCCTTCACCCTCTATCCCGCCATCGACCTGAAGGATGGCCAGTGCGTCCGGCTGATCCGGGGCGAGATGGACCA